CGATTCGTACCTAGCCTTTCTTGTTCTTTAGCTGTAATGTTGTTAAACGTTTCAACTAAGTTAGCACCAGGATCAATTTGTTCTTTTGGAACATCAGATGTCGTATGGTTTCCATAGTCATCTAGTGTATCTGGTGTAACATCTGGTAAAGGATCAGGAATAGCTTGTTCATATGCTAATTGACTGTCTTTTAAAAATTGGTCTGCTAATAGTTTTTTTTCATAAGGCAAAGGTTTTCTTCCTAGTTCTGTTTCAAATAATCCATTAACACTATTAGATACAGCAGAATAATCAGGTGGTAAATATGCAGATATTGTTTTTGGTTCTTGTATAGGATTGTCTAAATATAATTGCAAAGTTGTTTGCCAACCTTTTTCTGCTTTACCTTCTCCATCTTGATTAGCTAAAGACATTAGTTCATATAGTGCATCTCTGTCGTGTTTACCCCATACTCCAGGTCTAAATGGTCTATTTACTTTAACACCTAACAAACCTGCATTTATAAGATCTGATTGTATTATTCTTATATCTTCTGGTGCTAGTGCTTCAGGTGCATTTTGATCACCATTAACATAAAAATTACTTGGAAATGCTCCAATAGTTGTAACATCACCACCATAATTAATAACTGTGTTTGCATCTACACCAAGAAAATTCGTTTGTTGTCCAGACAAAGCTGCTTGTAAAGCTGTTGCTACACTATCTTGTTGATCTTTTGGTTGATTTAAACTCCATTCAATTACATAATCACTCCAACCAAAATTATTAGCAATTTGTATTGCATCTTCTACACCATTTGCTTTTTGTAGTTCTGCAATTTGTATTTCCGTAGGTACAATAGGGTTTTCACCTGCTAAAGGTTGTTTTACGAGTGATAATATTTCTGATATAAATTTTTCTTGATCTGTCATTATTTTCCTAATCCTAATTGTACTATCAAATCATCCTCATACTCAGGTTCTATTTCTCTTGATAATAGAGTATCAAACATAGGACCAAACTTAGGTGTTTCTGCAATAATTTTATTAGCTTCTTGTCTAAGTGCTGCTCTTACACCTGCATAATTTTTGCTTGTTTTCCATACAGTTTCTGATTTACCTGCATCTACAAAAGCATCAATAATTTGTTGTCTAATAGCTAAATACTTTTGTGCTGCTTGTATGGTTTCAAAACTTTGTAATTTTGGATCATTAGTCATTTTAATAAATTGGTCTATTTGTTGTTCTATAGTTGGTTTATTAGGAGAGCCTACAATACCTGGTTGTCCATAACCCCAATATCTTTCTTCTAATTCTTTTTTCTTTGCATCTCTCAATGCTTTAGCTGGGTCTGTATTGTTACCTACAATATTTATTGCTCTTTCATATTGTTCTAATGCAACTGATCCTAATAACTTGTTTTTAGCAATAGCCCATTGTTCAGGTGTTCTATATACTCTTGAACCTTCTAATAAAGATTTTTTATAAGCATCAAATGAAAACTCTGCATAACTTGGTGGTGGTTCTAAATACCACGCAACTAATGGATATTTTTCGTATAACTCCATATTTTGTTTCATCCAGTTTGCACCCTCTACAGTTGTAGGATATTTTTTTATTGATATAGTTTTAGACACAGTAAGAGGTAAAGGATTAATGCCGTATGTTTCTACAAATATTCTTGTTGCTTCTCCATCATCATAATTTACAGATTCTTTTATTGTTCTATATTCATCAGCTAATGTTTCAAACATAAAATAATTTAAATTTTTATCTGTAAGTTCGTATATAGGAGAAGCTGCACCAGCAGGTCCTAAAAACTGTGATACTGCTCTAAATAAAAATATTTGTTTTGCTGAATCTGTTGCTATTTGCATACCTTCTTTAGCTTTTTCTTCTGTACTGTCATCAATTACACCTGCATATAACAATGCTTTGTAAGTATCTATAACTGTATTACCAAATGCACCTTGTGCATTTTCGCCTTGATTAAATATAAGTTTTATAAATTTATCTGCCCAAGCAGGTTTAAAACCTAATGCTTTAGTCCACTCATCTTTGTTATTTGGGTCAAATGGTGGAAACTCACCAAATAAAACTCTATTTATTAATCCTTCTTCTGGAAAGTTTTTAAATATAAAGGAAGCAGGTATTTGTACTACAGGTCCAAAACCAGGTAAAAGTCCAGCAGCTATGTTAATACTTTCTGCATACACAGGCATATTTACTCGTACATCTTGATTAGGTGCATCTTTAAACATCCAATCTTGTAGTAGTCCTGTGCCTGGATAATTAAATACTACTTGTCCGTTAATAGGGTTTTTATAAAATATACCTTTACCTGTTGGTCCAAACGCATCATTTTCTTGTGCTGCACCATCCCAGATCGTTCCTGTTCTTGCAGCAACTTGTGGGTTAGCTTTCATAATACCTAACCAAGTAGTTAGTACCTCTTGATACGCATTACCGAATGGGAACAACCAACGACTTGTTTCCCAAAATCTTCTTTGTTCTGTTATGTCATATAGTAGTTTTTTAGTCTGATCTACACCAAAACCTTTAGCCATTTGTTCTATAAGTTCTGCATCATCAATACCATTATCTCCACCTGACTTAATTTTTTTCATTCTCTCTATTGTTTTTTTATTAAGTCCTGCTTTTTCTGCACCTGCAATAATTTTTTGCTTTACACCTTCAGAACTAATAGATATAAGTTCCTCTGATTTCTTCCAATAAGATGATTTAAAGACAGGTATTCTTGACATAGTGTTTGTTGGTTGTGTCATAAACCAATTAAACAAGTTTTCTGTTATCTTGTCATAAAAACCTTTAGGAACTGATATAGGTTCTGCAAGATAATCTACTGTGTCTGGTAACACACCTTCTCCACCAAATTTATCTAAATATTCTTTTCTTACTGCTTCTTCATATTTATCAACATCTTGTTGTAATTTCTTTGCTTCTTTTGGTAATAATGCACCTTCTTGTAGTAACTCTAAATCTGATTGTTTAGCACCAATATTTCTTGCAGTATCTAAATTAATTGTTTCGCCTTTTGCATTTTTAAATTTGCCAGTAATTACTACATTGTATAAATCAGCATTTATACTTTTACCATCATTAGAAAGAAAACCTTTTAAGTTATTTCTAAGTCCTTCTACAAATGTAGATATTGCTTCATCATATTCTTTTTTAGTTAAACCATTTTTGTTATTAAGTATTTTTAATAAATTACTATTACCTGCTGTAAGGTTTAACATAGCTTCTCTATATTCGTTACCTTCTGTTTTAAGTGCTGTTATAAGTTCAGCAAATCCTTTTGCAGGATCATCAGACAATTCTATTGATGCAACTTTTTTGCTTAATGTATCTGTTCTAAGCAAGTTAATTACACGCCATTGTCCTAATCCCCATTGTTCTATGTTCTGTAATCTATTAGCAGGTATGTACTTAATTTTGTTATCTAAAATAACTCTATTGCCATCTTTAAAAACAGTCCTACTTACTCTACCTGTTGCAGATTCAGATATGCCTAATTTAAAAGCAGTTGTATCTAACCAACCTTCTTTTGCATAACTTCCTCTTACACCAATACTGTCATCAAAAATTCTAGCAAGTAATCCTATTGGGTGGTCTAACACACCTAACGCACCATTTGCTACAGCTCTTAATTGTTCCTCTGCTATAACTCGTACAGTCCAAGCAGGTCTAAGTAACACTAAAGGTTTAAATAATTGACCTACATAAAAATCTAATGTTCTACCAACTACTGATTCACCAACAATACCTAACGCATCTCTGTATCTACCATTAAAACTTTTATCTAGCTTATTTGTTAATTTAATTACTTGACTAGGATTTTGTAATTTTAAATCTTGTGTTAATGCAGATTCTAAAACATTTTTAGAAAATGTTGTCTTAGCTATCTCATCTATTTGTTCATCTGACAATTTACTAAACTCTGGGTGTTTTTTCATAAATCCTGCGAACTGATCCCACACACCACCAAACTTATTTAGTATTGGTAATGTCTGTTGTGCATCATCTTGTTCTTTTAATACTTTTTGCAAGACAGTAAATACATCATCTACTAACTTATTATTTTTATCTGTTAGTTTTCCTGCTGTTTCTAATTCGTTTTTATATATTGTTCGTAAATCAGAAAAGTCATCTATAACTCTATTAACTATTGCAGAACCTCTACGAGCAGGATTTTTAGTTTCTAATTCTCCTAACTCTACTATCATATCTTTTACCCTTTGACTACGATTAGTTATTTCTCCTGCTGGGTCTAATAGTTTAAGAAACTTTACATACTCAACAATTAATTTATCTGGATTGTTTGCACTTAACTTTGTTGTGTACTGTGGACCAAAATAATCATCTAATGCCCTTCTAAATGTTCCTACTTTTTGTACTTTAGGCAACATACCTTCAGTTCCAACAGCAAGTATTCTAGGTGTTAGTATATTTTTTACTGCTGTAATAGCTGCTTGTTCATCTAATCCATCAGCTAAATTAAATAACTCATCTGCAAATTTTGCAAAGTCATCAGAAAGTGCTTCATCTTTTATAACAAATTGATTTACTAATTTAAAATTAGATTTAAGTAATATTTCATCTGGCTTATCTTTGTTAGCGTACAAAAATTTAGCTAACTCATCACCTAGTTTGCCATCTATTGCTTGTTGTGCAGATGTTTTACTAAAAGATTTTCTAACAAATCCATTAAGCAATCCTAAGCTGTCTGCACCTTCATCAGAAAGAGTAAGCATACTTTTACCTGCTCTTACAGTTTTAACTGCTTTACCTGCCCAAAAGGTAGGGTCAAGTAAGTTAAGACCTAAATCAATAAGTCCTGTGTAAAAATCATATGCTTTATCTTCAGGACCTGCAATAAACTCAAATGGTTGAAATATTACACGACCAGGTGTCATATGTGGACTTTTACCTCTTGCAATTAACGCAGCAGCTCTATCTCCATCAAATTGTGCTACTTTTTCTTGTTCAAATACTTTGTCAAATACATTAACTCCAAGAGATGCAGCAGCAATCTGTCTTGCTCTAATTGGGTCTGCACCTTTGTCTATTAAATCTCTATATGTCTGTGTTTTTTCAGGATCAGTAGATTGAAACAATGCTGTGCCTAAATCAATCTTTTGTCCTTTTTCTTTTGCTTCTCTCCAATATGCAAATGGCTCTATCTGTGCTTTTTTATATGCTTCAGAAAATGTTGCACCTTGTAATGTTAATCCAATAGTTCTTATAGGTTCTGCTATAACATTTTCATACAACGATCTAACACCTAGCAATCCACCTTTAACAGCTAACTCTGCAAATCCACCTGTGTCAGGGTTTACATTAAATTGTTCAAAAACTGCATTTTTTATTGCACCATAAGTTTTTTCTTTAGCCTTACTAAAAAAATCTGTAAGACCATCTACAAAAGAATTATCTGCTTGTTGTTTAGTTGCTTGTACTAATACAGAACCAGGCACATTAGCACTTTGTTGTTGTATAGCACTAAGTCTATTTGCTTCTTCTGGTGTAACCATTAGATGTATTCTAGTAAGCTGTCATCTCCTGTTTCCAGCCAACTGTTGTATATAAAATCTCTTATTTCTTCAGCTTTCAATACTTGTTGTTGTGGTTGAGGATTTATACCTGGACCAAAAGGTAATCCTGCTGTAACAGGTTCTGATGGTCTTTGTGTTTCTGCAAATATATCCATTTGTGGCATAGGTCTTGCAACGCTAGGTTGTGCCTGTGGCATTGTGGCTTTTGGTAATGGTGCTGCTTGTTGTTGTTCTGTTAATGCTTTTTGTTCTCCATAATCAACACCAGGTATTCTACGAACTGCTTGTGTTGTATCTTGTGTGTTAGGTGGTGCATACATAACATTTGTATTTCTACCTGTTACACCTTTGTTACTAGAACTCCTCGTTGCCATCTTGCTCCTCATCATCATAAAACATAAAAGTAGAACTTATAATCATATAGCCAAAAGGAAAAGCTAAAGGTGGCATTTGATCTTTAAACATTCTTGGTTGTAATCTTTCTGCTTCAAGCAATATATCATCACCAACTTCATCTACATCTCCAAGTGAGTTATGTACTATATCTGCAAAATCTCCGTTAAATGACATTATCCACCCATACCTTGTAGTAATTGTGCTATGCCTGGTGGTGGACCTTGTGGTGGTAAGGTCGCACCCCCAAGCAAATCTTGTTCTGCTTGTGGTATTTCAGGTTGTTCTGCTGTATAAAATTTATCTAAGATACTTTGCATATCATCAGGGTTCTTTCTTATCTGTATAACAGCCATAGTTGCTTTAGGGTCGCCTTGTTGTGCCTGTGCTAACAAAGAATCAAACAATACTTTTTCTGCTTTTTCTTTTGTTATTCTTTCATTAACCCTAACAAGATTGTCTAAACCATCTAGGTTTTCTTGCAAAGTCTGTGTGTCTATAATACCTGCCTGTAGTAGTTGCAGCCCTGTTACTATTTTCTGTGGCTCATCATATCCAGCCATAGCACCATACACTCTGCGTGTCTTATATGCACCATTAATATCTTTGTTTGGGTCATATGTTTCATTAAAAAATGTGTTTTGATAATATCCTGATAGTTCTAATCTTTTGCTATCAATCATCTCTATAGCATCAGCCATAACTGTATGATATTCTCTAATCATAAGCGACATACTTGCACCTAGTTCCTCTAATCCTCTACCTGTTGCAAAGCTAAGTGGACTTTGTGAATCATCAGATACAGGATAAGAACCACCAACACGAAGTTGTCTTTCTATTCTGTCTATTTGTTGAAATATTTGATAAGGAACATTTGATGCAGGTTTACTAACTTGTGTACCTGGAGCTAGATAGTTTACAGCGAACCTACCTTTACGATACTGTCCTGATTCTATCTCACCAGATATGTTTGTTTCTGTAAATACTGCATCTTCCATAGCTATTATTGACATCACATTAATCTTTGCCATAGAAGCCATAAGTCCTATGATCTGGTCATACTGTCCTTGCATTCTGTCAAAAGCAAATTTCTTTGCAATAACAAAAGCAGGTCCACTATCTAGTGGGTTTGGTATGAAGTCAAGAATAGTTGCAGAAGTCATATGAAATATGTATGTACCTTCTTCGTTGTAATACTCTGCTACTAAATCACCTTCGCCATTCGAATTTGCCCAAGAGCCATTGTAAGAATCTGTGTAAGCAGAAGCATAAGCATTACCTATACCTAATGTGTTAGTTTCATATCCATCTTTAGCCATAATTTTTTCTGCTGATTTAGGATAAGTTCTTGCTAGAGCCTCTTTAGGTACTCTACGAACAATAGCCATTTCTTTTGGTTGTTGGTCTGCACCGAAGTAACCAGGAAAACAGTTGTAAGGATCACGAAGTTCAGCACAAGGATATGGTGTGCCATCAGGTCCTTTCTTTTCTCTAATTACCCAAACTGCAAAACCATAACCAGGTAGCCATCTACCTACTTGTGGCATTTGCATTTCTAGTTTTTGTGTATCATCATACGCAGTAACTATACGAGCAATCTTTTCTGCTTTCTGTTTTGCTCTCTCTGAATCTTTACCATTAGGTATATCTACTTTTAAGTTAGGAATACGACCTATCTTTTGTGATAAATGCTCCAAACCTGACATCATTAAGTTAGGTACAGGTATTTGGAAATCTTCAAAACCTTGTAATTGATCGCCTAGTAATGCAAGAATACCATCAGGTCCACCATTCATAATTGCACGAATACGACCTCTAGTGGAATAAGCACTTTGGTTGTCATAGTGCAACTGTGTAATTTGATATTGTATTTCTTCAGGTGTCATTCTATCTCCAAGGTATATCGTTTATATCGCTTAAATTCCATTCTCCAAAACTAGGTGTATAATCTAATCCTACTTCTGCTAGTCGTTCCTTCTGTAATCTCCTGATTACACGCATAGGAAACCAACTTGCCATAACAACATCACTCTTGTTGTTTCTGCCAGATTGCTTACTAGCACCTGT